ACACTGGTAAGGCTTCTAAGGTTCAAATTGCCGAGGCTGAAAAGGCTATCAAAGCCATGCAGCTGCAAACTTCGGTTGCTGACGATGACCTACGTCCTGCTTACCAAAAGTTATTCATTGCAACAGGCAACGTAACCGAATCTAACCGTCTTCTAAAAATTGCTCTGGATGCTTCTGCTGCTACTGGTAAAAGCCTTGATAGCGTTTCGCAGGCTATGGCTAAGTCTTTGGCTGGTTCTGATACTGCACTTCTAAAACTTATTCCATCGCTAAAGGGAGCAAAAGACCCACTAGCCGAATTAGAGAAAACCTTTGCAGGTGCCGCCGAAGCAGCTGCGAACACTGATCCTTATCAGCGTATGCAAATCATCTTTGGTGAAATGCAAGAGCAAATTGGCATGGCTTTATTACCTGTTCTAAACGAGTTCTCAACATGGTTGGCTACCCCAGAGGGTCAAGAGAAACTACAAGGCCTTATTGACTTAGTTGTTGCTCTTATTGGTAACTTCACTACTTTGCTTGGCTGGGTTGTTGATAACAAAGAAGCGTTCTTAGTTCTTATCGGTGTTATTGGTACTTTAACCGTTGGTTTGAAGTTGTACACTTTGGCTTCTAATCTTGGTGCTGGTGCTACGACTGCTCTCGGTCTTGCAGCTAAGACCGCTTTGCCTGCTTTGACTTTGATGATTACTGCACTAGAAACCATCAAATGGTTGAATGAGCAAATTAACTTCAGCCAGGCTAACTTGAATGCCTCTGGTGGCGCGTTGAACTTTAGTGGTCAGTCTACTGCTGCACCATCGGCTGGCGGTAGCAACATGACATTCACCGCACCAAAGACCACTAAGACAACTGGCACAACCGTTAACGTCAACGTAAAGACTGTAACCGATGCTAAGACAGTTATTAAATCTGTTGCACAGTTTGAGAAAGCCACTGGCACAACCTTGGCCAAGGCGTTGCGATGATCAGTAACTTCAATATTGCCACAGACCTAAAGGTTGAATTATACCTACCAGACGAAGCCAGCGACCTATTCATCCTTGGCGTTAGTTTGCTTGGTGGTACCGATGTTCTTGCAGGTCAAGGGCAGTTTATTCTTGGTGTTTCTGAACTAGGTGGAACTGACGTTCTATCTGATGGAACTGCAGGCTTCGGGTTTACTTGGCAACCAGTTGAAGCGGAAACTGTTGGTGCAGACTTTAGCCTTGGTGGTTCTATTCAGTCGAATATGTACTTCCAACCTGAACCTGCTACGGCTTCGATTACTTTGCAGTCTTGGACTTTTGACCCGAATAACAACAGCGCAGTTCGACCAGGTACCATGGTTCGCGTTCGTTTAGATAACGGCGACGTGCAACACACTTTGTTCACCGGGTTCTTGGACACCGTGAATGTGACTTATTACCCTGGTGAAACACAACCGAACCTTATTCAAATCAAAGCGTACGACTTCTACAAGCGTCTAGTAAATAACCGCATCGTTGACTTTGATACAACTGGGTTCCCTGCAGGCTATTCAACACCTAACGAAGTGTTAGACATTGTTGCCGATAACGCTGGCATTGTTGTTGCAGCTGAATCGGACACACTTGAGGGTAAGTTGCCTCTTGAACAGAAATCTAATCAGACTTCTGCAGGGTTCATTAACGATGCTATTCAGGTTGGTTTGGGTGTTCTTTGGATTGACCCTGAATCTAATGAGTTGGTTGTTAAGAATCGTCCGAGCATTGTTCTTGACCCACCTGAAGATACTTGGACTGTTGGCAATAACCATGGCGAGGCTTACCACCTTTGTATGAGCGACATTCAGGTCGTTGGTGACATTGACGCAGTGGCGAACAGCCTTTACGTTGAACTTACTTCTGATGCTGATACTAATGTCACTCTTGAAGATCAGGACAGCATTGACCTTTACGGTTACAGTTCACGAAACGAAGCAATCAACACAACTGACGCGGATGAATTGACCCGCTGGGCTTCGGCTGTTTTCGCACAATCACCTGCCAAGTTAGTGTCACAGGTTGAAACACCTGCCATTGACCGCGAGGGAACCCTAACTGTTGCAGCTGCATTCAAGCCTGGCACTCTTATTGGTGTCAATTACACAACCGACAACATTGCTATAAACGACTACTACACCATTGTGCGAGTTAGTCACAGCGTTGACGTTAACAACTGGTACACTACTCTAGAACTCTGGAAGGAATTCTAACCCATGGCATACAAAGTTTTCGCTAACGGCTACCCGTTACAAGCCAGCGAACTAAACAACTATCTGATGAACCAGACCGTTATGGTCTTTGCTTCATCTTCTGAGCGTTCCAGCGTTCTTACCACGCCTACCGAGGGCATGGTTACTTACCTGCAGGACACTAACGCGTTGGAATCTTACAACGGTTCTTCATGGGTTGCTGTTGGTCAAGATTCAACTGTTTCTTCTGCAGTGATTACAACTGCTGTTTCTGACAAGTCAGCGAATTACAGCATTGTTGCCGGTGATAAGAACACTTTTATTCGTTCAACTAACTCGGCTATCACTATCACTATTGACAACGTGCTAAGTGTCGGTCAGTCGGTTCAGTTTATTCAGGCTGGTTCTGGGCAGATTACTTTTGCAGCTGGTTCAGGTGTGACTTTGTCAAGTGCCGACGGTAATTTGAAGACCGCTAAACAGTATGCTGGTGCGACTATTGTTTGTGGCGCGAGTGGGGTTTACTACCTAATCGGTAATCTGGGGGCTTAGTTATGTTGATCCCTATTGGGTTTTTTGGTGGGGCTGCTGCTGGGTCTTATGAACTTATTAGCACCGCTTACGGCACAGGTTCAAGCGGAGTAATTACCTTTAGTTCTTTACCTGCTGGATACAAACATCTTCAAATTCGCTATGCAGCAAAATCATCTTGGGGCATAGCCATCGGAACGATGAGATTGCGGTTCAATTCGGATAGTGCAAGCAATTACAATTATCACCGTATTTACGGTAATGGTAGTTCTGTAGTTTCTGATGCAGACGGTGGAAGCATCACAGAAATAGATCAGTTCATCATTGACGGCGGTGCTACTGGTAATGAATCTATGTTTGGTGCTGGAATTATTGACATTTTAGATTTTGCATCAACAACCAAGAACAAAACAGTTCGAGGTTTTACAGGTATTAAGAACAGTAGTCAAAGACTGGCATTGTCTTCTGGTTTATGGCGTTCAACTTCTGCCATAACTTCACTATCTTTAACTGCAGCTGTTGGAAATTTCTCAACAACTACACGCATTAGTCTTTATGGAATCAAGGGGTAATCATGCCAACACCTACTTACAAGCCTTTGGCTAACATCACACTCGGTTCTTCAGCCGCTTCTGTTACTTTCAGCAGCATCAGTCAGGCTTACAGGGACTTAATTCTCATTGTTCAATCTGGAACAACTGGTGGCGCAGACATGAGCATAAGACTAAACAGCGATTCTGGCAGCAATTACAACTGGGTTCAGATGTATGGCACAGGTTCAGGTTCTGGAACTTCTAATGCTTTTGCTTCACAAAATCACTTTTTTGATTATGGAACACCGACAACCTTGGATGCAATGATGACGGTGCAACTGCAAGATTACAGCGCAACCGATAAGCACAAGTCGGTTTTGGCCAGGCGTGATTGGGCTGCTGGTTTGACTTTGGCTTCTGCTGGTCGTTGGGCTTCTACTTCTGCGGTTACTGCGTTGCAGGTGTATGCGTTTTCTGGTTCTTTTATTGCTGGTTCTTCTTTTGCTCTTTATGGGGTGGCAGCATAATGACTATGACTTTGGTAAGCACCGTAACCGTTGGTTCAGGTGGTGCAGCAAGTATTGACTTCACAGGTATTCCACAAACAGGAACAGATTTGCTCGTTGTCTATTCTTTGCGAGATACAGATGCTTCGACAGTTATCAACTTAACTGTTTCTTTCAATGGTTCTTTTGCCAACCACTCTTGGAAGTATTTACGAGGTGACGGCTCAACTGCTGCATCTGGTGGCTCAACTGGTTCATCTGAATATGCGAGAATACCGGGGGCTGGTGCAACTTCAAACACTTTTGGCAATGGTTCTTTATACATTCCAAATTACACAGGCTCAACAAATAAAAGTCTAAATTTTGATAGCGTTGCAGAAAACAACGGCACATCCTCTTGGCAACAAATTACTGCTGGGCTTTGGTCTAACACCGCTGCAATAAACCGCATCACTCTTAGCGGTTGGACTGCACTTGCTCAATACAGCACCGCTTCGCTTTACACAATCACTAAGGGTTCTGGCGGAGCAACCGCCTCATAACAAAGGAAAACATGGCTACTACAAAACTAACCAAGATTATTGTGGACTGCTCAACCGGTGAACAAACTGAAGTTGAACTAACCGCTGAAGAAATCGCACAACGCGAAGCCGACGCAGCCGCATACGCAGAAGCCGAAGCAACACGGGAAGCCGAAGCCGCAGCAGTCGCCGAAGCCAAAGCATCAGCCGAAGCCAAGTTGTCTGCATTAGGACTAACCGCAGAAGAAATCGCTGCACTAAAGGCCTAAATTGTCAGACCCGAAACCAACACAATCAGCGTTGCTAATGCGCATAGTGGAAGACATTGCCGAAATCAAAGCAACTGTCAAAAACTATGCAGAACTGGAACGCCGCGTACGTAAAATTGAAGCGTACGCCATGTTGTTCGGGATACTAACCGCAGCTATGACTGCAACAATAATCGCACTAATAAACAAAGCAATCGGGGCATAAATTGTATTACTCATTTCTAAAAGGCGCAGGTAAAGAACGACGCGACGAACTGGGCAACTTTGCCAGTTACCGCAAACAACCACACCGCGGTTCAGACTGGGGCTTCAAAGGTGGCTCTGAGGGCAAACCTGTTTACGCTGTTGCTGCCGGTGTTGTTACCGATGTGTTTTGGACTGACGCACTAGGTCACTGTGTGACTGTGAAGAACGACCACGACGGTGTGTTCGTATTAGTAGCGCACCTTCAAGAAAAGTCAACCTGTAAAAAAGGTGACAAGGTAACTAACGACACTGTTATTGGTAAAATCGGCAACACCGGTTCTGCATCAGTCGGCGCACACCTACACGCAGCTGCATCAAAGTCACCTAAACCACACCTGGCATCATTCCCTGCCCTGCTAGATCTGTTCAAACTAATGGATGCTGACAAGGCTATTCGTGACGCTGCAAAGCCAAAGGTTGAAAAGGTTGAGAAACCAGCCACGCCGAAAGCCAAAGCACCTGCTAAAAAGAAGGCAGTAAAGTGAAACTATGGTCAAAAGTCCCAAAGCGTTTGAAAAGAGTTGCGGCTCTATCACTTGGCGCTGGCTTGTCTTCTATGGGTGTTGGCAACCTACCTATGTTCAGTATGGGCGCACT